ATCACTTGCCAAGTTTGAAATATAGAGCTGAGTATACGAAAATGAATTAAACACAGGAGACACTACAACCCCACTCAAATCAGGTATCAATGTGCTCATTTTTGATATAACTGTAGGTGTTGCTCCAGATGCCAATGTAAATATATAATTACCAAATAGATACGCATTGGATGCATTATTTGACGCAGTTATTCCAGTGTATACAGTAACCTGCGAATCTGATTTATTTGTAATTGTATTATACGAATAAGTTGTTTTATTAATATCATTAAATATATTCAATCGTATAATAGGATTATTGGTTATACCGGATGTGTTATTCGGTACTAACCATAAATATCCATTACTATAAGCTATTGCAGTACCCGACGCATTCCCGGTTCCACCACTATCCGTTCTGGAAACGGTTATGTTAACTAACGAAGAACTTGGGGTATCACCAGCAGAAGCAACTCTATGTATTTTTCCACCCGATGAACCGGATGCAGTAAAAATATAGTTATTACCTTGGTATATTCCAGTAACAATATTTGTACAGCCGGTATTTGGTAGTGGAACATCAGTTGAAAATACATAGGTGTCTTTTCTAATTCTAGACAATGTATTTGCGGTATTATTAACTACCCATTCATATATTGAATCACCAACACAAGAACGTGGGTTAGCATTTGAACCAGTTGAAACAAAGGGAACGTAAACTGAAAGCATAATATATACTATTACATATTTTTATATATTTTTACTGTTATGTTATTTGTATATCAATTGTCTATTTTTTGTCTATATTGTCAGATAATAATAACCCACGTAATCCACGAATGATTCGCAAGTCTCTAGGATAAGTACCTGTCAATTCAAAATGCCTTTGTGCGGCAATATGACCGCGCGACCGAATAACCGATTGTCTTTCAGCAAATCGTTTTTTCCAAGCACGCTGCACAATTTTTAACCAAAATGTCTTAATAATTGCGCGGTATTCTCCATCTGGTTTGATGTCCAATTTCAATATATGAATGCATGGAACTCTCCACCGTATATTGCTAACCGAATATTCTGCTAAATATAGTGCAATATCATCAATTTCATAGGAAAATAGGGTTCTCAACGAAACCGCTGTATCTAATTGAATACTATTTAATTGTGGATAGTATATAGCCGACCCGATATAGTACATATTGTGTTGCTTCTCCGTATCCAGAAAATTCTCTTCTAACCCTGCTATTTCATCTATCACATCATATTCGGCTTCTAAGTATGTTATATAAATAGGTTGGGCATTGGGTTCGGCATTATCAATTGCGGGGGCGTTAATAGGTGAAACTGCCATTTTATAGATTAATATGCAAATAATATACAATTTATAGATTGTGCATAACTCCAGTAAAAAATACATTATTTCAATTTTCTTGTAATGTGTTATTTACTATATTTTATACAATAAATATATACTAAATATATAATGATGAGTTCGGACAGTTTATTCAAAAACAATTACCCAAGTACGGAATATTCCGATGGACAAATATCACAAGTTTCTGCATCAGTAATAAATGGAGGGAATACAACTGGTAAATCAATTGTTATAGATGACCCTAAGAAGAAAAAGGAGAACCCGGTGCGTTATTACGTAAAGTTCTCTTTTGTAATAACGTATATTTTGCTACTTACAACTGCCACTATTACTTTTATAGAGGCAATGCGAACACAAAACCCATTTGTTCGCCACGTTCTCAATTTAGAAACATGTATATCGGTTGTTGCTGGATATTTCTACTCAGTATTTGTTAGTCAAATAGAGAACTTTAGTAATAAAGGTGTTGAAATTGATTGGGCAGATATTTCCAAAACACGGTATATTGATTGGTCTATAACTACTCCAATGATGTTGTTGGCACTCTGTTTAGTATTAGCCCAAAATGCCAAAAAATCGGTTACATTAGGCGTAATAGGGTCAATTGTATTACTCAATTACGCAATGTTATATATTGGATATGCGGGTGAAAACAACATGATGAATAAGGGACAATCCCAAATATTCGGATTTATTCCATTTATTATCATGTTCTCCATAATATTTTTGCAATATGTTAAATCATCCGGTTCAACCGCAAATTATGTTTTATATTCAGTATATTTGTTAGTATGGTCAATGTATGGAATTGTATTTATGTTAGGCGAAGAATACAAAAATATAACAATGAATATTTTAGATTTTACTGCTAAATGTTTCATAGGCCTCGCATTATGGGCTTACTATACTAAGATTATAAAGGTATAGCAATAATTATAGAATAAATAATATATACAAAAGTAGATAAACGAAAATTAACATAATAATGGAAATATACTTTCATTATTATAACTGCAAATATTATGGCATTATTTAAAACAATATTATGCAAACTACTATATCCCAAAAATACAAACGAAGAAATATGCGATACGTTTGTCCTAAAACCGACACCGTTTGTAGAAATATTTACAGCCAATGCGCAATATAAAAATATAGTGAGCATTTTTAAAAATCCAAAATATAAGGATTTTTTGTTTTATTTAGCTAACCATTTTTTGTTTTACACTAATACTGATGAACCTATATCCGGTGTCAAATCTATTTATGCAACGGTTGCTATTAAATATAAGTTTTTGAAGAAAAACATGACTACATTCGCGCAATATACATTTGATGATTTTGTTGATATGTTTAGTGATATACAAAAACATTATTTAGCATTTGCGAGATTTGCCAATATATGGAAACATAAAAGGTCCCATGTACAAATTGAACACGATTTGTATATGACACTCTTAGATAGAAACAATCGGAATGTATTTTCGTTGTTGCAACAGGGTAAAATCTATTTATTTACAACTGCCAATTTAGTTAATACTATTTGTACATCTCTTTCTAATTGTCCCGATTTTTTTGTAGAGCCTCTCGTTATAAAAAACCCATATAACAATATCCCATTAACCAAATCTGATTTGTATAATATTTATTTCTTCTTGAAACAATCTCCAATAATAATGCCCGTTTTATTTCATAATTATTTTTTGGTGGATTTTGACCTGCGCAAATTCTGTAATGAGAATGAAAATGTCATTAAACATATGGCATTCAAAAGTCATGTTCGCAATGCATCGGTTACCACGCTGTATTTTTCAATTATTAATATGTTAAAAAAATATCAAAAAAAAATAGTTATACACAAGGATTTTCCTAAAGAATTATTAGTTTCTATAATGCGTCCATATTTATTGCTCTACTATATAACCGAATATTCTTCGGAAGAATACCGAACAATAAATGCAGAAGAGATTCTTAAATACAAATTGAAACGATTGTATAAACATAATTGTGCGTTTGGACGTAAAATAGTAAAATTAAAAAGAGAAGGATTTTCCAAAAAAAGAACCAGATATATAGAATTTAGCAACAATCATCCAAACTTTGATGAGCCGGTTGATATGGAAGTATATCAAAAAACGCACACTGAAATAGTGGAAACTGATTATTCAAGTAGTGAAGAGGAAAATACAAACACTATTTATAACACCAACCGAGTCAGCCGAAATAATAATAATACTTTGCCATTTGTCATTATTTCACCACAGCCTTCATTGGCCGTTTCTCATAATGTATTTGCAGTCATATATAATACTACAACAAATACATCAGACACCACTATAGTTAGAGAATCCGACTCCGAAGAAGACTCTGATGACCATGATGATGATGATGAGCAAAATACCGAGGAAATAGAATACAATGATAATGAAATAGTTGTAGAAGGGGATTCTGATTCGGAACAGGAAGAATCTGACGAAGATAATTAAATAATATAACTAAATATACCATGAGACTGACTATATAGATTTTTCATCTATATGGTTATACATTATATAACAAAACATATATACATATAGTAATATGCATCGCCGAGATTTTTCAATTAGTTCAATTATTAATCAGCCATATAATAAATTTCCTCATTTTACATCTGGGTCTGGAGTTGGTGGACTTTCCCAAAGTACACGGCGTCATAAAACTATAAAAGCTGGAACCTGTAAAAATAATTATTATTTAGGTAAAGAAACTGGTGGAACATATCCATTACCATGTTTAAGACCGCCTACAAATCTAGCTATAACTGGTTATTCTATAATAGGAACTTATATAGCATATGAGACAATAACATGGAACCCGGTTGTTGGAGCAATTAGTTATAATATATATGTTAATGGTGTGTTTATTGGAAATACAACCAGTAATACATATACAATGCCTATTAGCACAAACACTATTTCAGTATCCGCAGCAGATAGTGTTTCAGACAGTGTACCTGCATCATTAACCCGTATAGCAAGTGTTATAAATTACGACGGTGTATCAAGTAATACCCATATGTTTAATACTAATCCAGTTTCTATTGGGTGCAATTGGATACCCGGTGGAAATCAAATACAAATGAATAGTATTGCAGGAAAAACGTATTATTTTAAACTAAGTTTTGATGACCAAAGTGGATTTTCAAATGCAAATATTACATTATTAATAAACGGTATTTCGCAAGGTGTACAATTTAGCCAAATTACGAATGGAACTATTTATGATCCAGATATAGATACATTTTTTATTTTTACATGGGTTTCTACTATAACAGGCAATATAATAGTGGATTTTAACACGGTTCAAAATGCATTAGGTCATGATTCATATTGTATTATACTGAGCAACTGAGGAAACTTATACATACAAACTTTGATTAGTCGTTATATATTTCAAAATTAGGGGTCCTATACTCGCCAATTTATGCTGTAATTCTACATGCCCATGTTTCTCACATAGCGACCCCAGTTCTTTCGTAATAGTTGCGATTTTCAAAATACCTTTGCTAAAATCCCCTGCTGATATACCTTTTTCACCCAATACTTGTTGAATGTAATACTTACAATCTTGTTCGGTTTCACAATCACACCATTCTGCAATTTGGTCCATCAAGTCATACATCAATGCACTATTGTAATTGATGCCTGTATCCATGGCCCGTTCATGTTCTCGGTCTGCCAATCCACCAAACAATTTCTCCATTTTTTCAACGGTTTTTTGCAATAGTGAATCTTTAGAATTGGGACATCCCAGTTTCATATCTTGCGCTACTTTTATATCCGTGAAACACGAAAACAATCCTACTAATTGTTTAGGCGAAAATTGTGCAAATTGGCTGGTCTGTTCCAATAGTTGAATAAACACTAAGGGATGTATTTCGGCCACATCTGCCGCCATTTTGCCTAAATATGTTGGAACATATGTATCATCATGCCCTGGTTCTACAAATCCCAATCCCACTAATATATCCAATACATTCTTGACTTGGTCGGTTATATATCTACATATTCCAGCTAAATCGGATTCTTCTTTAGTCTTTTTATCAACAAGTATGTCATATTCACGGACTATTTTACAGTTCTCCACTATATTGCGATTGGCGTCGCGCATTTGCTGCATTTGGCGTTCCAAATCCTTACGTTTTTTATTAACCGCGGTTTTTACACGGGTTTCTATGTCTAAATATTCGCGGCAAATGGTTGCGGGAATGTGTAATAGTTCCATCATTTGACCCTTTTTAGCAATTTGTTCGTCAAGTTCTCCTATAACTTTGATTTGATGCGCTTTTTCTTTTGCGATTTCATTCAATATCATACTTTTTCCCACAAATTGCACAAAGGTATTTAGGGAAACTGGTTCTTCCGACTTTCCTAAATATCCCAAAATAACCGAATAAGAAATCCGGAACTTGGATACCAGCTTTTGCGGACTTCCACATAGCATTGCGTTATACTCACTGGATGAAGGAAGTGAAAACAAATTATTACAATGAATGACATGCCCAATCGTGTCAATTCCCCTGCGCCCGGCGCGGCCGGCCATTTGCGTATATTCATGTGAAAGCAAATACCGTTCTCCGCTCCCAT